CCGCTGCCGCTATTTCTCCACCACCACCAATGAGCCGGGATAGTAGAGCAAGCCGGGATATTCAGGGGGAAGGTGCCGGTGCAACTAATTTCTTTGCCAATGTCATCTTCGCCGATGGTATATTCGGCAATTACTTCAATACGTTCCCGGTAGGGCTTCAGGGTGGATAATTCGGGCAGGCTGGGGTTGTTAAGGATGTAGCAATCCTGGGTTAAAGAATATACAAGAGTGGCCGGAATATCCTGTACCATGTCCCCGCCGTCGAGGGCTACCAGAGTTCCAGCCTCATTCTTATAAACGATTTTGTTACCCAAGGCACAGAAATTAAAGCGAACCGGCGTCTCTACTGTTTGCGTCCAGAGGTCGTTTAGGGTATGCCCGATTCTCTCAGCAAAGGTTACCTTGATACCGTTCTGGAGGGTCTGCGCCGCCGCGGTAATTGCTACTCCTTCAGTCCATGCGCCCGCGTCTATACGCCACTTGAAAGTGTTGACGTTATTCCAGTATTCAGTAGCGGTATGGCCGGTAGTGGCTGCAAAGAGAACTGTTACCCCATCTGTCAGGGCTTGGGCTGCGCCGGTCATGTCGATTTCTGCGCTCCATGCCCCGCCGTCCTTGCGCCACTGGAATTTATCGGTAGCTGCCGCGGTGGAACAGATGACCGTATAGACATGGCCCAGGAGCGGAGTGCCACCCCAAGTTACGTCGCTTAATCCGACCCCATGGAAGTTAACGCCGTCTATTTGGACCGCGAAAACTGCTCCGGGGGTGTTGCCGGTATATGGGCCTGAGAAATTGGCATCATTGACACCTGTCCCCGTGAAGGTGTCAGAGGTCATGGTATCGGCGTTGGTCGCGTCCGGGGTCAGCAAAATCATCTGCTTGTCGGCGATAGAGGCCGCTACCGGAGTGGTCGTGCCGACGTAATTATTATGCGTGGTGCCGGGGGTGATCGTGGCGAGAAGAGGGGGAAGTCCCTCTTGGTAGCCGACCTTGTATGAAACCCAGATAGGCGAACTGATGTCAGTCGCGGTAGGAAGCGTAAAATAGAAATCAGTGCTGACTTTGACGTAAATCGAGGCTTCACCCCTGGCGTTTAGTACCACGGGCCAAGCATTGGCGGCAGTGCAAAGAGCGTCTGAATAGCTGATGGCCGGGGTTGCAGTACCATCCAGATATGCCCAGATTTTATAGGCTTCCGCGGGCAGACCGGCATCGGTCCATGCAGTAAATTTCCCGGTAGTAAATTGAACGATCATTAGTTACGGCCCCGTTAAAATATTCTTTCGATTACTGGAACTGGAAGCGGTGAATAACCCCAGGTCAACCGGCTCGTTCTTAGACACCGCGTTAATCCGCTCCACCACTGTCTTGCTGTCATCGGCCATTTTCATCAGGAAAGGCGAAACCTCTTTGTTATAATGAGAGCAGAGGCGAATCGCCAAGTTCCATTTCAGGGCCTCCAGGTAATGCCCTGGAAGCGCAATGGCCGTGGTCAGGGTGGAGAAATCAATCAGGTCTTTCTCACTGTCCACATGCCAGGCGTAATTAGAATCGGGGACATAGTAGAACTTCACCGCGGCCAAAGGATACGCGAAATTGCACCAGATATATTGAGGTCTGCCGGTGTCAGTCTTGGAGGGAATGGCCTGAAACTGATCCCCCTCAATGATCTCCACCGGATAATCAACATCGGATTCCCGAATGAAAGACCGGAGCAGTCGGTTAGGTCTGGCGCTATTCAGGGTGCCGCCTGTGCCCCAGGTATAGGACGCGGTGCCGGAAACCAGAGTAAAAGATTCACTGGTGGGCGCAACGATCATCAGGCCGTCCGCGTTCCAGGAATCCACCAGGATATTTAAAGCGTCTTTAGCCGTTCCGCTTTGAGTCGGGGAAAGCACCTGAGCGGGCCGGACCACGCCGATGGAGAGCAAGGATTGCTGGAGAAGTTCGTAAAGGGTCATTTAGCTAAGCTCCACATACCAGATGGTATCAATTACTTTAGGCACCCCAAACTTCTCCATGACTGCCTTTTTAACTCCCGGAAACTGGTAATCATGTCCACAAAGCATCTTGGTAGCCTTCGGTGTCCATGCTTCAATGTCTTCTTTAACCTCTTCATATTCGTGCCCGGCATCAATAAAAACCATTTCCGCTAAACCTACTTGATTCGCCGCCTCTACACTGGACATTTTTAAGACCATCAAGTTAGAAAAATGCCCCAGATTAGCCATAAATATGTGATAGATGTCTCTGTGTGCCACTTCATGGAAGAACTTTTCTTGTCCTTTTGCTCCTTGGAAATGGTCAACTACCATTACCTGTCCTTCGTTTTTTAAGGCTCCGGTCAAAAGGGCATGGGTGCTTTTGCCTTTCCAACAGCCAATTTCTATAATAGATTTATGCCGTTGCGCCATGCGATAAAGCCACTGCAATTCCGAAACGCTCATCCATCCTGTAATGTGATTGGCCGGATACCTATACCACATACAGTGCCCCCCCAACTTCGCCCCGCCCCACATGCTTGACTAAGGTTTCGGGGTCACACCAGATTTCGATACCCAGAGTCTTGGCTTTGGCGCAAAAGCTTAAATCTTCCCCCATGTAATAACTACCGGCAACGCCAGGAGATTCAACCTTAATGGGGTCAAAAGGCAGGCCCCAATCAGCCTGTAATTCTGGGCTTTTAAACTTGTCGATAACGCTACGGTGAATAAGCAGGAAGCCCGTGCCAATTCCATCGCACTGAAACAATCTTTCAGGAACGCTTTTTAATGGGTCAAAGGTGCCCTTGCCGCCGTCATATCTATAAACGACAGGACCGTAAGGAAAGCGCCGCTTATAGTAAAGTCCCCCAATGATCGGCTTTTCGGCCCTAATCAGAGAAACAATGTTAGACGGGGACCATTTCATGTCGCTATCAATAAATAAAAGGTAGTCACCCTTAGCATTTTCCATCAGGAGATTTCTCAAACTGTGAACATAGCAACCCTCATAATGCAATATTTCAAATCCGTTTCCGCCTGAATCCATGAGGGTTTGACACAAGCTCATTATATATTCTGGAACCATGATGCCGCTGTGCGGGGTGCCGATGGTAATTAACATGAATACCCTTTCTTAATTGATATAAAGGGGGCCTAAAATGGCCCCCGGCAAAGGTTTAAGTTCCTACTGCTTCCCACTGGACATTGACGCTGGTTTTGGTCGCCGCCTGCGGGGTGACATTGTTGGTAGCTGTTGGTTGCCAAAGTTTCATCAGGATATTGCCCGCCGTGGTAGAGGCCGCAACGGTCGCAAACATAGCGGTAATATTCGGGTCATCAATCAAGGTCGCCACGCCAGCAACAACCGTAGCCAGCCCGGTAGCTATCTCCGAAGAGGTAGTGACAGAGGCCGTGCCTCGCGCCAGCTTATAGCCCGCCGTGGTAGATTGGAGCATCAGGTTCAAGGCGGTGCTGGTGGGAGTCAGGGCCTGGAGTTTGGCGGTCGAGGTTGTAGTTAAGCCAGACCCCACCAACGAATTGATTTCCGTGGCCGTGGCGTTAATGGCTTGCAACTTGGCCGTGGAAGTCGTTGTTAACCCTGACCCAACGAGAGAGTTTATCTCTGTCGCTGTCGCCGTGATTGCTTGGAGTTTTGCCGCAGAAGTCGTTGTCAGAGCGGAACCTACTAAAGCATTTACTTCTGTCGCGGTTGCGCTGACAGTAACACCCGCTATCTTCAAAGTGCTGCCGGATGCAAAGTCTATGCCGCCTCCACTCGCCACGGTCATCGCCACTTCCTGAGTATTCGGTGTGTAATCGTTTTGCATCGAAGGATAAAGCAGGATCGCCGTAGCAGATAAAGCCACCGCAACGGGTAAGATGTAAGTGGTGGGGGCGGATGCGGTCAATGCGCCAGCCGTGGCCGTGCTGAGATACAACTTATTCCCAGCCGTCCAAGACCAGTCTTTATTAACCACTACGCCCCAGGGCCGGAATCTACCGCCCCTGTTTGCTTCGCAAGCATCCACGGCGCATAGCACCGCAGGTATAGTCCCGGTCCCGGTAGCCAGAGCCAAGGCGAACATTCCGTTGGAGTCAATGTATCCAACCTGACCTACGGAAGTCGCCGCCGCCGCAGTCAAGCCAATATCCTGCGGTTGCTCCATGCCCTGAGACCATTGAATTTGCTCTAACAATGTTGGCCTCCTTTATGATCCACAGGGGGCGTTGCGGCCCCCTGCAATCGTATCAATTTAGTACAGTTGGGCCGCTTCCCACCAGTTCATGTCCAGGTTGAAGGCCGAACCCGCGCCGGTCTTAACCGCGAACTGCGGAATCAGGTACTTATTCAGGGGGTAATTGGTTCCCGAGGTGAGTACGGTGTCAGCAAGGGCCAAGCCGTCAACATAAAAAGTCACGGTAGCCACGCTGCCCGCGGCATTAGGCACGGATTTCATGCCCAATTTGACCCAACTGGTGGAACAGGTAGCCGCGGCCTCACTGATAGCGGTCCTGGCAGCCAGTTGGTTGATGGTGCGCCAGACCATTGACGCCGGAGCGGTCGCTTCCACAACCTGAAAACCGAGATAATCCAGGGTCGCGGTCAAGACCATAGTATTGTCGGCGATAATGGCATCCGCCGACGCCGCCTGTTCCAACAGGCCCACCAGGACCCCGCCTTCCACGGTGATTTGGCTCAGTTTTACCCGAGCTTCAAACCACCACTTTTTAGCGGCATCACACTTGATCAGCCCAGCTATATCGTTGTTGTAGGCGATATGGCACTCGTCGTTGTCGGTGCCCGGCGCACTCAACCGCGCCAAGCCGGGATTGTCGGCTATGGGAAGAAAGGTACCGTTGGTGCCGGAGATTTCATAGGGATAGCCGGTAGCTTGAACCGCAGTGAAGCGGTCCCCGGCCATAATCCCCATGGTGGGGTCTAAAAGAATGTCCAGGCGGGGGCAGTCGTCCCAAATGTCAGGAGACAGACCCACCCCAGCCGCGGTGCCTTCAGAGGTATAAATCTTACCCTTAAGTTCATCGCCGTCAGGACCACCAAAACCGATCTGGCCTTTGGTGGAGGAAGTGGTAGAAGTCGCCATGTTGTTCTCCTTATGTTATAAGTAGTTGTTTTACCTACTTATTTGGTCACTCTTCCGGCCAAGGCTGGCCGAATCGTCTTAAATCCGTACAAAAGGTCTAAGCGGCTGATATTGCGGAAATTCACAATATCCCCGCCCCGGCTCAACATCATGGAAAGGCCGTCCAGCACCTTCCGGTCAGTCTTGCAACCCTCCAGTTCCGCAAAGTCGGCAGTCACAAAAGCGAATGCGTCTTTGTGGTAGGTAAGGCATTGCTGGTAGGCAGTGGAGGCCGTGCCGGACCCGGTTTTCACCGCGGACACCTGGAAGACGATACCCGACAGAGGCTGCGTGGAGACGTTTTGGTAAGCCCCGGTGTAGTAGCAGGCCGGGGAGAAGTTGACAGTCCCGGCACCGGAGCCATTCAGGGTCACATCTGCCGTAACTACGAACTGCTGTTCGTGGCTATACGCGGTCTTGGTTTCGGGGTGAACTCCATAAACCAAAGCCAAAGTAAAGATTTCACCTTTCTTCAGGGTCGCACCTGCCGCGAAGCCGGTGACACCCAAGGAGGTCGCACCGTTGGCGATATTGGCGCTGATGGTAGCAGCGGTTGCCGCGTTCCGGGTGCCGGTAGTCAGGCTGGGCATCAGGTCGTTTTCAGCCCAGGTAAAACCCGCGCCCTTGGAAATCACGCCTTCCCGAAAAGCCATGGCGATTTCGCTTTGGTCCTGAAACAAATCTTTAAGGCCATTGTTCATTACCGCGCTGGTCAGGGAATCCATCAGGGCCACCCGGCGTTTATCAGTGGGGGCCAAATACTGATTAAGTTTGGCCCGCGCCTGGCCCCAAACCAGCATCGCCGCGGGCGTAGTGCCCGGAGTACCCACCATGTTATAAACGTCCAAAATCATGCTCAGAGCATCAGCCTCGATAACAGAGGCCATAACACTCATGGCGGGAATGATTTTACGCTCGGCGAAGTCATCAATACTCAAGGCCAAATCCCGCAGGGAGAAGGCCATATTGACGGTCTTATGTTTGGAAATCGCCATGGTGGTGGACTGCTCCGTGCTGTCCTGAAGGGCCAGGCCGGGGCCGTCTCCCACGGTGAAGGTTTCCGGAAGCCGGATACGCAGTTCCTCACCGATCTTCGCCCCGGTTTGGGCGAATTGGCTATCGTAGTTCCGGTTGATGGAACCTATAAAGTTGCATTTTGCGTGAAGCACTTGAAGCGTCTTCAGCAAAATTTTGTCAGTTACCAAGCTAACATTCGGCATCTTTAACTCCTCTTAGTACAGCCGCCCCAATTTCTTTAATCGTTCCCGTTCCTTTGCTATCCAAGCCTCATCATTCAACTTGTCGTCCGACACTTCGGTCGGGCCAGAGGCAGTCACGGGTTTGATGGGGTTAGGGGCAGCCGTTACAGTTTTGGCTGCTGGTTTGTTTTTTAGCCGGTCCTCGATCTTCCCTATGGCCGCAGCCTGTAGGTAGGGATCGTCTATTTCATAAATTCGCTTATATTCCTTGGGGTTGCCCCCCAGGAAATAGGCGATTTCATGGGACATTTCAGATTTCCAGATCGTCATTCGCATGGCTTCGGTCAGCATGATGGTGTCGGGTTGGGCCACTTCGAGGAAATCAGGGAATTTTTCAGCCCCCTTTCCCTTCCACCGCGCTACTTCTTCAGTGGCCCGCTTCCTTTCCCTGTCAGCTTGATCCTGGGCAATGTCCGCCTTGGCCCGATGATAAGCCCGATGTTCCGCCCTTTCGCCGATGTATTCTTCCCTTGCCACCTGATAGTCGGCGTAGTCCTCAAAATCGGCTTCACGTGGCGCAGGCTTAGTGAACTCCGGCATTACATAAGCCGGTTCATGTTTCGCCTCTGCGGGCTTGACTTCGGGTTTACGGGCCTCGGCCAGCCCTTTTTGATAGTGGGCATCCTTGATCGCCTGGAGAGCTTCGGCCTTAGAATCTTTGGCCTCCCGGCGCAGTCGGGCAAACGCAGTGTTTAACTTCTTTTGCTGCGCCGCCTTTTCTTCGGGGCTATCCGCCGTATCAATGGCCGCTTGCAGATCGGCAATCTCCTGGTCGTGTTCATCTGAGGGGGCTGGACCCTCTATAGTCGTCTCAGCCGGTTCAGGCGATACCGCCTCGCCTGCGGGGATAATCTGTTCTTGGTCGGTTACTTGGGTCTCACGGTTCATGGTTTACACTCCTCAGTGTTGGTTTCCTCAGCCGTTTAAGGTCTGGCTGGTGGACCGAAATAAAAAAGCCCTGCCGGGATTGCTCCCAGGGCAGGGCCGCTAAAGCCGTTACCTGTCAGATTCAATTTTAGTTACATCGTGCTACATAGCCAAACACCTGATTAATGACATTAATTGCCTATAAACTTCCGGCATTTTGTCTCTGATGATACTTAGCAGGGTGATGATTTCACGATTGGTCAAATCAGCAACGCCTCCACATACTGATCTTCCACGATCAAATATTCTTCTTCATCCCGGCCCGTGATCCATTCGCCGGAATGAGGGTGAATCCGCACTAGGTCCCCAGGCTTCGGCACAGGCGGAGAATACCCCTTGAAAGCTCCTCCACCGACCGCCAGGATGACGCCGTTGACGAAGCTGTGCTTTTCATCAAACTTGACCGTATCGGGTAAGGCAATGCCTCCAGGCGTCTCTTGCCGGGTGGCTTCGGGTTTAAGGATAATCTTCTTGCCTACGGGTTGGAGGCCGGAGGGGTTAGTCATTGCGCTTCCTTTCCTTGCTGATTAATTTCATTTTTAATAGCTTCAATAGCTGGCACTATCTGCCTTTCATAATCAAGTTTATGTCCACAAAGTGCAACAAATTTATCGTACTTAGGAGCAATAATATATGTAACCGCCTTCATTGTTCTTATGTCAAAATCTTCCGTTATTTCAATATCAATTTCCTTAGACATTTGCTGGTGCCTTTCTTTGCTGCGGATTCTCATTCTGTCCTGCACTTGCCCCGCTCAATATCCCGTTCATCCGGTCGATGATCGCCATTAGACCTTGAACGGTTTCCGTTTTCAGTTTCCCGGTCTCCTGAACCGTCTTCTCCGCTTCGGCCATAAACTTGACCCCCTGAGCCCATTCCTTTTGCAGTCGCGCCACCATCACCGGGTCGGGCGGGGGCGGCTGGAGTTTAGGTTCCAGTTGCGGGTATTTGCTCAACAACTCTTTCATCTCTTCTTCGTTGAACAGCCAGGACTGGCCCCGAATCACCATAGAGGCCATGAGCCGGAGCCTCATCTTCTGCGCACCGGGGTAATCCATGTTCCTCAAGATTTCATCACCCAGGACGCTCCAGAGTTCCGGGATGCCCTGAGTAATTTTGGTCATCACATCGACCGATTCCATCCGCTGTGTCGGATAGCTCGGCCCTACGGTGACGGTGACGTTGTAGTTGCCCGCTTTCGACAGGTCCTTAAGAACAGGATCGGTGCCTTCCTTCATCTCTTTGTTGGGCCAGTTGATTTTCTCGAACTTAACCGCGCCGTTTAGGTCGCGAGTCGGCACTTCCCTTTTCGTATCCTCTATTTTGGGCAGAATGTCCAGTAAAATCCGCCAGGTGAGGCCCCTGGACCGGGCCACGTTGTCAACAATCTCGAAGTTAGCCACCCCTGACCGACTAATCCGGGTCCGGGCTGCGACTCCGCTAATATCCGGGTCAAGCTGCATCATCGAGGGGTCAAATACATTGGTCATCGCCCGCATGTCATCAACGGCGCGCATGGCGATTTCAGAGATGGCGGTAGAGGCTTGAAGCCGCACGGTGCGTTGAGGCACCCCAGGGTTTTGAGGGTCAGGATTAAACAACTGATAGGCCCTGTTGCTTTTGTTCATTTTCTTTAATTCTTTTTCATGCCCCTTAGCTTGGGTTGGCGTCAACCAATATGGCATCCTGGGAGAAAGGGCTAAATCTTCAAGATTAACGTTCCAGGCAAAGTTGTATGCCTTCTGCGCCCCCTTAGCGTCCCGGAGAACGCCTTTGCGCCAAATCTCCCCGTCGATATTGGTGATCTTCCCATCTACCGGCACGATGGGCCAGTATTTGTCAGACACCCACTCCTGAGCGTCTTCTAATATTTCATGGCCGGAAAGAAGATAGCGTACGATCTTAGTTCTCTTGATTGTCCTTTCCCGAGCAAAACCCTCTTCCATAAGTTTAGGCCAGACATCTTTAAATTCAGGTGGGAGACTATCAACCGCCATGTCCAGCATATATTCAAAGGTCACGGCTAATTTCACCCATTCCTTAGCAGTCACTTCATCCGAGATACGAATGTCTGCTCCGGGAATCTGATACAAGTGTTTATTTCCCGCTGGCTCTTTCCGAATATACTCACAGACCGTGTAGGTATCATTTAGATACCAGTTGTTTCCTCCAGGGTCTGTTTCAAAACTGGCAGGGTCTTTCCCTTTGAATTCCCTCTTATAACGGTCCTTGTGAATCCTGGCGATTACCGCCACCGCACGAGCATCGGTCTTGTCCCACCGCTGCGCCAAGGCGTCCCAGATCACGGCGAATTGATTCTCGATGGGTTCCAATCTAGCCGTCTGGTCAAAAGTGTCGTCGTGGATATAATCGGTAACTACCCGCCAGTTGCCGAATCCCCCATCAACTACCTGCTGTGCCCCTGTGTCATAGATAGTGTCAGCATTACAATCGGCTTCAATCTGCCGGATGCGGCCCTCATAGTAGGTGGCAAAGTCAATGGATGCCTGGCTGTCGGCGGGGTGAACTTGACAGGAAGGTAGGTTCTCCCGGAGATCGCCGATAACCTGGGAACTAAGGCCCGGCAGCCGGTTGAACTCAATGGCTGGCCTGCCTTCATCTCGGCGTTCTTTTTTAAAATCAACATCGCCGTCTTTCCAATGGTCTTCGCCTACTTTCATCCGCAGATCATCCAGGGCCGGGACGCGGTTGTGGCTGTCCAGAGTAAGATTATCGTCCACAAACTTGCGCGCTTCGGAGATAAGTTCTTCTTCTCGCGTCAGTTCTGGCTTTTCAGTCGGCTCTTTGGGTTTGCGGGCCATTTACTTTACTTCTTCTCCCACTCGCCACACCAATCTGAAGCCCCTACCACCGGCCACTTGGTTACGAACTCCGGGGGAAACCTGTGACATTCCTTAATGCCCAGGTTGGGGTTTTGAACGTAGAATTCACAGGTGCAGCATTCTCTGATGGGTTTGGGACCTTCGTTGTCAGTCAAAATTTGCTCCTTCGGTATGGTAATTATGTCTGGCATTTCCCCAGGCTGATAATTTAATACCGCATCGTTGATAAGTTTAGTGGTGTCTGTAATTTTAGGACAGTTTTTTTTATGAAATCTCTTCTTGCTCCCGCAGTGGGGGCAGGGGAATTCTTTTGCGTCACTCACGACTTTGCCTCCTGTGTGAGCCAATCAGGTAACGGGTTTATTACTATATATCCATTAGGATTTATCTTATTTTCTGTTTTAAACAGGTATTCTTTTAATTCTTTTAAAGCGAACACTGTCCCTTTAGTGAATCTCGCACTCTCTTCTGCTTGTTTTCTGGTGTTATAAACTACATCAGCCATGTTCCACCTATCTTAAATGAGATATATCAATGCGAACAATGTCGCCTTCTTGAACTTTGGTGTTTTTATAATGCTCTTTTAATGTTTTGGTCATTAAATTAATCGCCTTTATCATCGTATTGTCACGCGGATTGATTCTAATGCTGGCATATTTATGGCTTATCGTTTCTAACGATTCCAAAGGTGGTAGTTTTGTGTCAGCCATTTTCGTTCCAGTCGTTCCAATAAGCACCGCGATTTTCCTCAATTCTTAGCCGTTCCAATACCCCGTATTTTAGTTCTGTTTCTTTTTCAACGAATATAGTCGCCATGAACTGAACAAGGCCCATGAATACCGGGCCTGAAATATACTTGAGCGATAAGTCCATGAAATTTTTGGCTACCGTTAACTGGTCTATGGTTTTGCAAGATTCAATAACTCGCAGTACCTTATCGTATATTTTACAGGTTACATCAGCCATGTTTGCGGCCCCTCGTCGTCTTGGGATGCTTTTATCAAACTTTGAAATTCGTGAGCAAGCGATAGTGTCTGTAGAGAATCTGCGGGGTGACTAGCCCAATCGTGAACAGGGGTCCGCTTCAACACCTTGTTGGCCTCGTCGTATTCGCTTCGGTAACTTGCCAAGCCATCAAGTCCCTGCCTACAGTTCTCTTCGTCGAAATAGAGGACTGAGAAAATATTTCTTACCGCCTGAATACCATCTTCTTTCTGTGCTGGCCGTTGGGCCACTTCAAATTTGATACCCAACTCACCCGCAGTTAACAACCGAGTCTTGCCGCTACCAATTTCTCGCACGGTTATGTCGTGGGGGGCGGTGTGTTTGCCATAAAAACCACCCCATTTCTTAATTCTTTCGTCTAAATACGCGGCGTAGTGCATCAACCCTTCCCCGCGATTCTCATAATACCAAATAACATGAATCTCTCGGCCTATATCCTGAGTAAACCAGATGGACATAGAATCATCAATGCCCAAGTCCCACCAAGTATCAACAGGGACTGTGTTTTGATAGGGGACTCGCGTTATGCGCCCCTCTTCCCTGGCCCTCCAGAGTTCTTTTGAATAATATGCCCCAGGCATGGCAGCTTCAAAACTACAATAAAATTCTTGTTGGATCATGTCATCCGACATGCCTGATCGCCGTTCATCTTCGATGTCTTCCTTGCTGACAATCCCCGTATCGGCCACCGTGAGCACCTGGCTAAACCAATCAGGATTTCTTTGGGCCATAACGTGAAGGTCGTAGGCGTGATTACGTCCACGAGGGGTATAAAGAAAAGCGGCCCATCCCCCGTTTTCTCGAAGGATCGGCCTGAAAAAGTCCCATGATTTAGGATTGCAAAGAGAATATTCCGATAGCGTCAGTCCTACCGGGTTAGTACCCATTAAATTATCAAAGTTGTCAGCCCCCACCAGTTGCCAGATAGACCCATTGTGGAATTCTATCTGCATTTCCGCTTCGTTGCGCTTTCTGATAAGGTCTTTGGGGATGTAATCAAGAAACGCCCTGCCGGACTTGTCCATTCCATCCCAGACAACCTTCCTGGCTTGGTTGAGCTTGGGCATCATGTGATAGTAGGTGCCTATCCTTTTGTGTGCCTCTACGGTCGCCCGGTTGATGAATGTCAAATCTTTTCCCGCCCGTCGATGCCAAACACAATCAACACGCCTAACCCCCGCATCCATCGCATCCCATACATCCATCTGGTAAAACCGGGGGTCCCAATTATAGGGTATCTCAACCTTTGTTTTCTCTTTCGCCACGTAAATCCCTAATAGTTATTTCTAATCCGCCTTTTTGTTCCTGTTCTACGCGGTCTTTGTATTTGTCTGGTCGATGTCCCTTTAGGAAAAAAATAGCAAGGGTGTCTGAATATTCCTGAACTTCTGACCTTACATTGCCGTCTTTACCATAAAATGTTTTAGGAGTTCCTTCAAATCCCCGCCTTTGAATTTCCGCTTCTAATAAATCAAGAGCTTCGTCTCTTGCTGCCTCGAATTTTGTTTTAAAATCTGGGTCTTTCTCAATCCACTCATAAACCGTCATCCGTGAAATTTCCATCTTTCTTGCTGAACGTGTAACATTTCCGGTATCGGCAAAGTCAGCCAAAAACACCTCCTTTTTTTTAGGTGTCAGACTTCGTTTCTTAGCCTTTGCCGCCGCATCACTCATTCTACTCACCCCCATCATCATTAAGCAAACTATCCATCGTGGGATCGGGCCTACCGTCACCCAACTTCAGGTTCCAAGTATCGCCCATATCGTTCTTCCGGGAGATACCGATTTCGCCGGTATCGAGGTTGAACACCCGCTTAGTCCCCATAATATCTTTATCCACGATGTAGGGAGTAAGACCGCGGTCATCGATCTGATAGACCATCCTGCGCTCGGCCAGGGCGGAAGTGAGTAGAGAGAGGAAAATCAGGGTGAGGAGGGTTAGTTTTTTCATTTAAAAATTCCTTTCTTTGCCCCGATGGTAAAATCGGGATTTATGTGCGGTCTTCCAAAACATGCCCCTAAACACTGAACTGACTGTTCGGGGGTATGAGTAAAAATATCCCGCCCGCAGGCAACACAGTTTGCTTCTGACTCTCGATTCACTCCCATTAAATCCCTGCCGGAAGAATCATAACCCAAAATATCGCCTAAGAGCGTCATCGGCTCACCCGACCCACCACAACCCCAGAACCGTCTCGATTATCCATCCGATTACCCATAGTGGGAAGTATAGGAGGTTTTTGGTTATTTTACAATCCTCTTTCCGTTGCCGCCAGTTCCACGAACCCCTTTTTGGTAGTCAGAGGCTCCACCTCCAGCACCGATATTTTCATTAAGCTGCATATATTGCTCTTCTTTTGTTGGCTGCGAAAGTATGTAACCACCGTGTATAATTTGTAATTCAGCCAATCTTTCAGGAGTAGCAATGATGGGGGTTTCCGGATCAAGGATAGCATCCGAATCAATGTTTTCCACGATTGGGACCTTTAGTACTTTTGGACAGCACCTTTCGACCTGACCATTACCAGAGTATTTTGCATCAAGTTTTTCGTAATTAATTCGATACCATTTTGTGCGATCAATTTTCAGAACATTAAAATTATCCGCAATCAAAAGCTCTTTTTCTTCTAATCTTCCAATCACCCTCTTAATTTGTTTCACGCTAAGCCAAGGGAATTGCTTTTGCCAATTTTCATAACTATTAAAAGTCCAATAAACCCCTTCTTTAAAATTCCGACGAGCTTCCCGGTTAACCTCCAGCCAATAATGAATCTGCTGTAGAAATTGCGCCTCTCGGTCTCCAATCATACAGGCAAGATCATAGTCAAAAAGACGGGGCTGTTTATTGAAAAGCAATTTGCTCATTTTTCCCCTAACCCACCCACTCATCAGGCAACGGCCTATACTCGCCGCACGTCTCACAAACCAGCATCAGCGGGGATATTGACAGGCGCATGTCCGCACCACACTTGCATTTCTCTGGACCGGCCTGAATATACCTGCGCCGCATTTGGGAGACAGAGCCGATAATTTTAGGTTCCTGGTTTTGTTTATCGGTCATTACCAACTCACCCACTCGCCAGTGCCCCGATGTTTCTGGGGGTTAAAAACCGGGGCAGGTCGAAGCCCTGTTAATCTTCCAACTGCCTGCCCCCTTACCTGTCACTCCTGGGTTGCGTATCCACTACCGCGGGCCAGGCCCCATAATATCAACCCTCACCACCTTCGCCACCGGCAACACGACCGCGTACAGCGGCAGAGCCTTTGTCAGCCGCCCCTTGTCCCGTGAGCAGGCATACATGGTTTGCATCGGGGCCACGCCATACCAGCGAATGTCGGTGGAGCGGCAGAAGGAGCATTTAGTCACTTGTCTTCCCTCCCCACCACTCCTCGGGCCAGCGCCGCTTTAGGATTCCAAACCCCTTCCTAAAACTGTGCCATGTGACCGGAGAAGAAAGGGGCGAGTCGTCCCCCCGACGATTTCGCCCCTGCCCTGCCGGTCTTTCCCGGCTGTCTGTGTTGAGAGGAGGAAAATGTTCTGCCATAATCTAACTAAACCCCTTACCACATGTTGAAACCAAAGTCAAGAAAATTAATTTTAAAAAAGTGAACTTGGGGTTAACTATTTCCTTGACTTGTCTGTATAGACGTGCTATCTTTTTTATAACTTAATCTAAGGAGGCTGTCTATGGGGTTCATGCAAATCCGCAATATGCCTGACGACACAAGGGAGGCGATCACCCAAGCCGCAAAAGCCCGCGGCTGGTCGGTTGCTAAGTATATCAGTCGTCTTTATGGTCTCCATCAAGCATTGCTCCACATTGAAGTTCAGCCGCAAATCAAAGAAGCCTTGAAGGGTTTTGAGCTTCAAGGGGTGACTCGATAATCACCCAACCCGGCGAGCCGGGAGGAGGATTTTATGAGAACAAGAAAGTTTGTCGTCAAAAAATCATGTCAATGTCAAGAATGTAAGGTTATAATTCGCCCCGGCCAAACCGCCTTTAGAATCAAAGGCGAATTCTCTCCAGGAAACCTCTGTGACACCTGTAGGATGGTTCTGAAATGAACTCCCACGACCAACACCCCCTAACCGTCACCCCCCTCCACGGCCCCCGCCTCATCC